GCGTTGCTTTCGCAACGCTTCATTCTCAATCCTACCGCTTTCAAGGGCCTGCTTCATTAAAGTTTGCCCTTTGACTTCCGTAATGGGATTTTCTGGCTTAACTCGATTTATGTCACTCACTATCCGCTCCGCTCATTCGTAGCCAGGTATTCAAATCGCTAATTACCCAACTCTGGTCAAGTCCTGCCATGCGGCGCTTGACAATGACATAGGCTGGTGGAACTGGTGTGATGCCTCTGGCCTTAGCATAGTTGGCCGCCTCGGTTGTAGCCTCACGCCAGAACTGCGGTAGGTCCATCTTGGCAGTTGCTTTCAGTTCAAAAACATAAGGCTTACCAGCGACAAACGCCACGATATCACCCTCGTCATCTTTACCCGCTAGGCGCAAACGCTCTGCGTTAACCCCTTTAGAGCGTAGCCACTTAAGGATGCCAGTTTCAAATGTGGATCCTTTGCGTTTATTCGCTGCGCTCATTCCATCTCCCTTGAAGTTACACCGACACGCATCTCGCGTATGTCTGAGTATATCGTCATTCTGCTTGCATCGGCCCATAGTGTTAAGTAGTTATCACCAGTGGCGCTGTGCTTAGCAAATCTGTTCTTCACGCATGCCACCCGAAACTCGCCTGAATGTGGCACCAATGCCACGGTAAGGATCATCTCTGGTAGTTGTGCGATCTTACCTTGAATAGATTTACGACTTGGTGGCAGGTCTGGCTTGCCTTCTGCTTCGCTTGTATGGTGCAACAGTACCACTGCCGCCTCAGTCTCACGTGCTATATGGTGCATAGCCTTGGCAATCTCTCTTAGTCCAGACCAGTCATCGCCTGCCATAGATACCACGTTCATAGCGTTATCTACGATAATCATATGCGGATACTCGCCATAGGCTTCGCCGTATGCTCGTATTGCAAGATCAATCTCATCTAGCGTAGGAGAAGGTGCAAAGTCAAACTGTAAGTGCAAAACTGTTTCCAGTTCCGAACCGTAAAAGTCTTGGCCTGCGCCGCTGGAGAAGGCTTCCTCAACGGTATCTGTTCTATGTCCCGTAATCATTGCTGCGGCACGAATAGCCGTAGTGTAGCCGTCTGTATCTGCTGATATGTACAGCGTCGGCACCTTCATCTGTACTGCCATCCATAGGGCGATGAGTGATTTACCAGCGTTAGGTGCGCCAGCAATCATTGTCATCTGTCCCCTGCGAAACCTAATCCCCTCTTGAACGAATGAGGGGAAAAGGTCTGGTAGCAGTGCATAATCGTTTGTGCTTTTCGCTGCCGCTTGGTGTAGTGACAGCATCGCTAATTACTTTGCGAAGTTAGGCTCGCACTGATCTGGCGTACCCTTGGCAGTAGGGCAGAAATAGCCCTTCCATGCCTTTGGTGCGCCTGGTTTAGACTCACGGAAGGTACGTGCGCCATGCTTGCATTGGTCAATGCTGAGAGAGAGTGGTGATACTGGTGCTTGCGCCGCTGGTGCGCTGATAACAGTACCGCCAAGTGATTGCTCGATAACCGATACGGCATGCTTGCCAGTAAGGGCTGCTGATGTATTGGCAATAAGCGCCGCAAGATCGGCTACATCGCCTAGTTGTTGCTCCAACTCTACTGCGTTATCTGCATAGAGGTTAATCAATGTGCCGTCAGCCAACTTGAAGTTGACTTGAAGCGTTGTTGTTTCACTTGCCATTTACTTGCTCCTTTGTGATTGTTGCTAGTGAGTCATATATTGTTGAAAGTTCTCCGCCGACGACGTAACAGTAATCTTTTACGCCACAAGTGCGACACGACATACCGATATTTGGTAAAAAAATTTCTGCCTCTAAGCCACGGGCGAACTGTGCAAACAGTTCGGTAAACAGTTCGATAGTCCAGCGGTGCATACCTTCGGCTTCCTCGAACTTAGCATCACGCGCTGAGTAGAAGTAGCCACGGGTAGGACGTACGCCAAACTGTTGCTCCATCATGCAGGCGTATAAGCCCAACTGCATAGATGAATCTGGTGTGCTAGAGCCAGTCTTAAAGTCTACCACAATTAACTCACCTGTGGGTAATACACCTACAAGGTCTGCAAAACCTTTGATAAGCACGTTACCAAAGTATTGATTAAAGCCCAGTTCGATTCCTGGCTGTCCATCTGGCGTCTGCCAGATCCTGATATGACTCTCGCGCCATGTAGCCACAAAGTCCTGAAACATCTTAAGGCCGTTCTCGTCCCACCAAAGTTTGTTCTCTTTGTCGGGATACTGCTTACTAGCCCTACCGCCACTGCGCCAATCTGTTGGATTGGTGCCAGTGCGTTGTTCGATGTCGGCTATTGCCTCAGTAAATGATTCTTCCCAGATGGCTTCAAGATTCATCTCGCTCCACCTTTCCAAATACAATCTCTTGGGCTTTGCGTAAACCAGCGACATACTCGCCGTCACTTTCTCCAACGCCATCGCCCCAACTAAGCATAAAATCTTGAATCTCTTTCTCAATCAACGCTGCCAAGTTACGGCGCATGATTACTTCACCCTCAACAAACGCCTTCTCGAAGGCTTGCTTGCTGATGATCTTTGCGTGTTGTCTACCCATTAGTCGCAATCCTCACAATACTCGTCATTGTCCCAATCGTACAAGTCTAGCAACTTCTCTGCTGACCATTCGTTAATCCAAAGTATGAAGCGGGTGTATAGACCGATTCTCATTTGTCCACCGTCGTCACGACTGTTGCAAGGCTACTGCATGATACGCAGGTAGCATCGGTGAAGTAGATTCCAATTTCATAGTCATCGTCAAACTTACATTTGACGTTCCACCATTCAGATCCGCATGGACATACTCTAATCGGACCGAGCGAACGATAGTCTGCTTCGCTACCTTCTGTGGGTTTAAGGTTTGTAATATCATCCATTGTCTTTACCAAATTCTGCTAGTAGGAATTTCTCTGCGGCACTGTGGAAAGCACTTCCGCCTGCATACCACCATGCTGGCTCCGATGGTGCTTTCATCTCACGTTCTAGTTGAAATGCTTTGCCACATCGTAGCCATGATGTAAATGCACTAAATGATCTGTGTTGGATAGTTGTTTCGTTCATGTATGAAAGGTAGCACACCCCCAAGCGTGGCTGTCAAATCGAGACACGCGCGGAAAACATTTTTGCCTATGGGTCGAAAATGCCAGAGGCTCGATTTGACAAGAGCCGATGGCATGTGTGTATAATACGAGCGAAGCGAGTTGCGTACCGAGGAAGCCTTTAGGGCTTCCGCCGAACGAGCGGCTATGGCGATAGCGAGTATAGCGAAAAGACAACAAAAAAAACCGCCCCACCGAATTAACGGTGAGGCGGTAATAAGCAGTTACTAGCATGCTTAGGCTGTCTTACCGACGAAGCGGTAAGCGATGATCTAATTAGATGCCAGTGGCACCTGTTGCAGAATTAGGCAGTACTGTTACCTTTGGCGTCGCAAGTGTTGCCTTACCAACGGCATATACCGAAGCGTACTTCTTTGCTTGCGCGATAAGTTGTCCAAGTACGGGACCGAATACCGCAGCAGCAGCCGACTTGGCTACGCCAAGCGGATGATGATCGCCTGAATACCAGACGCCAGCGGCGGTTGAAACAAACGCTAGAGCGTAATGCTCGACAATCGTTACAATTCTTGGTGGGACTTTCATGTTACTCCTTAAGGTTTAACAGCCGTGGCTGTTGGTGGCTTAAGTATAGCATTAACCTGTGCCAAGTACGATGTCCAGGGAAAGTTTGGGCCAGGATCCGTATGGCCGCCAGCAATCTTCTTAGCAGCGGTAATGTCGTTATGGCCGCAGAATCCAGCCTTGCCCGCAAGGATGTCAGCGGGGGATAACTTCACCGCAGGGATACCGTTACGATGGGCTATATCGGCCGTTAAACGGGCGCTGAGGGCTAGTTCAGCCTTGGAGTAGGCATCTGTCCATTGCGCTGGGCTTTGAGCCGCATTTCCCGCATGTTCAACTGAGATACTGGCCTGGTTCAAGTCCCAGTCATCTACCGCCCAGGCGGTGTTAGTCTCAAGAACCGTCTGGTAAATATCCTCATTGTCCACCATGTAGTGAGCAGAGGCTTGAGGGGCATTAGCCCCGCTGAACCACACCGCTACTTGATGTGCGCGGCCAAAGTTCTCTGGCGTCTCCATGGTATGAATAACGATAAGACGTGGCTTGATGCCGTTGCGCCCAACTGTAAAATGCTTTGCCTGAATGAATGGGTATGTCACTGGTATATGAGCCTCTCTGCTAAATCTCCTGGGCTGGCCAAGAAATCTCGCTTGGCGATTACTAACCCGCCCTTGCGGTAACACTCTGCGACAAGTTCGGAGCAGATATAGCCAGTGTTTCTGGCAAGCCTGTCGAGTATCTTTTCGCTCAAGATTTTCAAACCCAAGATGCGGAAAGCAATATCTAAAATGGTGATGAAACTGTATGGTTGACCGACAGCCTCACGGGCTGCATTAACAATCATCATCCGTTGGTTGTCGTCAAGTTCCTCATGCTGGTTCCATGCGATGTTGTCCCAGTTGGTGGCTGGATCAATCTTCACACCAGATGGGTCTGCTGATACAACCTCACCGTTGCCAATGTAGATAACTGCATGGTTCCAACGGCTAAAGGTTCCGAGGCGAATTAGCCAACCAAAGAATCCATGCGTCTTGATGACGCCGTAGTCGCCCATCGCGGGGGTGTATTTACTTACGATTTAGATGCTCCCAAATCTTCTGGATGGTTTTATGCGATGCGCCATCAAGGTCTAAATCGCGCTGGATAATCTCTCTATCTTCTTCGCCTTGGCGATTGGAAGAATTGAGGATGAGGATTGCTAGAACGATTGCCTCTAGCGAAAGGAGCATTGTGAGAAAGTTAAATGGAAACTTCTCTGGCTCAAATACAAACCAAGCCGTCCACCAGATAAGGTGCAAGATAAGAAACTGTGGTGTACCACAGTAGTAGGAAGCCCAGTCAGATAACTTTTGAAACAGATGAT